CCAACATCGTGCGGATTTCCTTGAGTGTTTCTTTTGCGTTCATTTTGATATAAATTAGATTTTGTTTTTACTTGTTGCAATTTTACTTTCCATTCCACTTGGAGAGAATCTCTTTCATCTGCTCAATGAGTTGTTCTTCTTTGTCTTCGGGAAAATCAAAAACACCCTCTACCGAGAATCCTTTGAACTCACCTGATTTCACTTTTGCCCACACATCATCGTTGTCAATGAGATACGAAACAAACCAACTTCCATCGGCAACCTCTTCAAATCCCTTTGGTGGCATCACACCTCTTTCACGATCTATGATGTAAGATTCAAACAAGCTCACGCCATTCATTATGGGTGTCTTGTGATGTGCGTTCACGGAGTTGTACTGGTTTGACCTTGCCCATTTCTTTGCAATCTTAAAGATAGATTCCTTGTCAAAAACCACATAGTACTCCCCACGAATGTCATCTCTGCGATAGATGGGTAAATCGGCAATCATCGCAGCACCAGTCACGATTCTCTTCTCCTCATCTTGGATGGCAAATTTACTCGCACTCAATTTCCTTTCTGTCCAACGCAACATCTCTTCACCGCCCCACAACAAATATGAGATTGTTCCACAAGCGGTATCATCATCGGGGTTGTAGTACTCTTTTGCTCTTGATAGGTATGAATAGATTCGTTGAACGGTGTCATCACTTATCGGTTCACCTTGTGCCAATTGTTGACCTCTTACCTTTCCCACTTGTGTTGCACACTTGTTGCCATTCTCCTCGTTCAACCGGATACCTCTTTCGGCATTTGCTTTCGCACCTTCAGGATAATCCGTGTAACTCTCAAACTTTGATTGATACATTGAATAACAGATTGCCACGGCTTGTTCACTATCCTTGCCTTCGCCAATCATTATAGGAATACATCTTTGAACGAACTCTTCTTCACTCTCGTTTGGATTGGGTTCAACAAACTGCTCATTGAATGCGATAAAATCCTTTTGAATGGCTGCGTTTTCAACGAGAGAAACAAAGTCAATGCCTGTTTCCTCATCAAATTCGTTGATGTCTAATTTGTAAACTGGTAGTTTCATCTTATTCAAATAGCGTTATTGTGTAACAGATACCTTTTTCAACGATGCAACCCGACCTTGTGTGCGTGATATGTCACCCTCCGTCACATAAACTCTCTGTTCAAATCCGCTGACTTGTGGCAATGTGGATGAGATTTGTGGTGCTGCCATTTGTGGCATTCCTCCTCCGCTTGATTGCATTCCAGTTGGTGCTGATGGTTGACCACCTTTGAGGATGTCTCTCGCTTTCTTTGCATTGGTCAAAATCATTGCAGCCAATCCTATGTATTTCGCAGCACCCGCAAGACCACCCGTAGCCACGTTGTCGGGTGATGGTTTCTGTGTGACATTCAATGCACCTGATATTGCCATTGCCGTATCTGCTGCGATAACTGACAACGCAATTGCCTTGCCCGTTTTGGTTTGCTCTCCTGCCAATGCTGCGATTGAATTCGCCAAATCTATTGATGCTTTGTAAAGGCTTTGTTTGGCTTGTTGAACGGCTTCTTCCGACTTGATTCTTTTGTTTGCACTATCGAGAGCAATGGCAGTTACAACCTCACCTTCTTTCTTTTTGTTGGCAATGAATTCATCACTTGCTTTCTTGTCGGCTTCGGCTTGTTGCTTGTCAAAGTTTGCTTTTGCAGTTGCCGTGTCGTTTTGATATTTGGCTTTGATTAATTTGATGGCTTCCTCATTTCCTTCGGCTTCTTTCAATTGCTTCCAGTACTCATCACGCAACGCCAATCTTTCGTTTTCATATTTAATCTTGATCTCCTCTTTTTCGGTTTTGGCTTGTGCCAATCTCCTCTCCCTTTCGGATTCAACAAACCCTTGTTGAGCTTCAGCAATTTGGTCATTTTTTAATTTCTCCGCTGCGGCTGCTTCTTCTTCCTCCTTCTTTTTCTCCGCTTTCTTCTTGTCTCTTTCCGCTTGTCTATCCTTTGCTGCTTGATCGTTTGCATCCTTTTGTGTTTTGGCTTTTTCTTTTTCGTAGTTGGTCTCCTCAATTGCCAATACTGCCAAAGCGTTTTTCGTATCCAGAATAATCTTGCCCCATTCTTTTTCCGTGTTCTTGCCGTAGTTCGCACGAGCTTGTGCAAGGTCATTCTCTAACTTTTGTCGTTGCTTGTTAAACACACCAACTTCATCTCCTCTTGCTTTCAACAATGCAATCTCTCTGTCAAGTTGCTCATTGGCTTTCTCTGTTGTCTTATTCAACTTTGCCAATGCTCTGTCTTGTGCAGATGTGATACCAACCCAATCCGTAAATTGCTGAACCAACCCACCGACAAACTTTGCCATTGCACCGAGACCGGGTATTAATGACATCACCGCTTTCTTGAGTGAATCAAAGTTCGTGATCACCAATGTCAAGACAATACCAATTCCACCCAATGCAAGAGTTGACATCCTTCCCAATGATTGGAATGCTTTGGTTACACCACCACGAATGTCTCCAGCAATAGCCATAAACTTTTGCTGAACCGCACCAAGTCCCTCAAGACCTTCAGCCAATGCCATTGCACCTTGAAGTTTGACCATTGTCTTTTCAAGTTCCTCCGACTGGTTGCCAAACAAAGCCATCGCCCCTTGTGCTGCTTGAAATCCACGAGCAACTCCAGAAACAACCGTATTGATTTTGGCGAAGTTATCAGGGTTCACCGCCTTAACACGATCATTAAAATCGTCCATCCTATCACGAGCCTGAGCAAGAGCCTTCTCCGCTCTTTGGGCTTCGGGTGAGAATTCGCCAAACTGCATCACGGCTTGTTGTGCTGCGACTGTCAGTTCTCGGATTTCTGCCTTCATTGATTTGAAGTCAGGTTTGTTGACGGTTAAGTCAATACTTGCGTTTAATGCCATTAGTGTCCTTCGCTTATTATGTAAAAATTAGTTCCGTCACAAGCAACCCAATCAAATCCGTTGAGTTGGTTGTCCGTGTGTGAATCCACTCCGTCAATCTTTGCCGTTGTAATTGTGGCAATAATTACGGAATGAGCAGATGCCGTTTTTTTAATTACCCAATGTTTGCCTTGCAACCCACTTGGATCAGGTAAATTGACCGTGATGCTTCCAGCAGTTGTATCGCATAAAATCAACCAATCATCTTTGGTTGCATCGTAATTGCTTGTCACCGACTTAACTCCACCACCACTCAAAAATGATGGATACATTTCGTAATTGCCAACATAGAGTGTGTCGGATTTGGTAGGTTCAAAATCGTTTGAAACAATAACCACCGAACCATCAACCCCATCAGGATAGTGAATGTTGGTTGAGCCAAATCCACTATTGTTGATTCCGTTCCCGCTAAAGTTTTCACCAACAAAGATTCCACTTCCTTCACTTGTTCCAACTCCAACTCCGCTGATGCCGGGTTTGATTGGAAATTTACCACCAGGATACACATCACCATAGATGTCCGTATGTGCGCCTTGTGCAGTTCCCGCACCCATCTTTTTGACGGTGATTGTTGCGGGTGGGATGAATTGAGCCAACAAGAATTCACACAAGTAAACTCCTTCATCCGTTGGATTGTAGTTTTCAACCTTGTTCAATCTCCAGTATTGTCCTTCAAAAAAATACAGATTCTTGAATTGTAGGTTGTACCAATCGGAAGGAGTTAATCTAAAGTATGCCCGAACTATTTTGGAGTTCTTGTTGGTGATCTCTTGAATAAATCTGTAATAGTAAGTATTGACAAGATTCGCATTGGTGTAATTGTACCCAGCACCGATACCAACTTCTCTCGGCATTCCAAACAAAAGGTCAATTGTCGGGTTGGAAAGTGAATCATAATGGATTGTCAATGGAATTGATGTCTTGACTTGCGATGTTTGGATGGAGATTGTCCCCATAAAGGAGATGATAAATCTGCAACTCACACCACTTACCAATCCACCGTAGTACAAAACCCTCAAATCACCATCCTCTTTGCCTTCAACAGAGGATAACACAAGGTTCTTTTGTCCGATGTCGTAGTTCTTTATTTGCGTAGGTACAAAAACGATGTCTATTTTCTTCTCACTTTTGACAAAATCATTGTCTATTTGTAATGTTCTTTGTCCGTATGTGGTTTGATAGTTCTCTTGGTATGTGATATTCCCATCATCCTTGCCTTGCTTGTAACTGAACACATAAGGATTTGCATCCAATTCACCCATTGGAACAATTTCCACAGGTTGTGAATAATCCAATTTGTCCGTCCAATCTAATTGACTGCCATTGTAGAATTCATCACGAGGAACACATCGTAGAATCTTGGGTTGATCTTTGTCAGGTTCAATGTACAAGTTGAACATCTTCACAAATGACATCAACAATTCGCTTTGCTTTACCTCGGTATTGAAGAAGATTCCAAAATCCACGGTTTCCCCATACTGGAAGGTATAAGCGGTGATGTCATTCTCAACCGTTGAACCAACATTGAGAATCATTGTGAAATCCGAATTGGTCAATGTGTACTGATCAGCCCAATCATATATTTGTGCCAACTTAAAAGTCACAACATCGGTGGTGGAAAGTGCGACATTTGCAAAAGCATACTCCAACAAAGTGGGCATTGCCGATGGTTGAACCGAAATGTATTTTGTTGACCTCAAAACTCCATTCACATACATCCCGATATTGATGTCTATCTCGGCTTGTAATACTGGGCGGTATGACGGATCAAGTGTTAAGGTCATCCCCAATCCTAAGAAGAAGGAATAAGTACCACCAACGGGAACAGTATAAGCACCCGTAGTTGGATTGTAGTTTCCACCATTGTCAAAAGCACCACCGCTTGTATCGTTGTTGAATATCAGCGTAGTTCCCAACGGCAATGATTGTGGTGTTGTCAAGCGACTTGCCAAAAACAATCGGTTTGTCAATTGCGTAGATGATGCAATCAACCCGTTTGGTGGTGGAACAATTAACCTCTTGAATCGGTCAGTATTGAAGAAGGAATCGTTGGTGTATGAGTAACCAGCACCAGTGAAGATTTTGTCAATGATGGTCTTTGCGTAAAGACAAGGTGTGAGTTCGTTGTACTGCCAATATGCAATGTTTCTCACATGCCCTTTGTCAATCATTGAATACACATAACCATCACCATAAGCAAAAGCCTGTGAGCTTCCGTTCTTGATAATGCTTGTGTCCCACGAATTGAAGATGTTGCCTGAAGACAATGAGTGATTGTACTCGCTGAAATCCAACGCATTCAATTTGCGTTCTGCAATGGTGGTGAATAGATCAGCAGTTTGCCCGTGGATGCTACATTCATAAACGATTGCGGTGCTATCTGTGACATTGATTTGAATCAAGCGGATGAATCCCCTCAACTGCTCTATCTCATCCAACAGAACAACCGCAGATGCTTTCTTGTTTGGGTTGAAATCAGGTGCAAATTGTGTGGATGTTCTAACCGTGTGTTCAACCTCAAAGATGTGCGAGAATAGTTTGTTGTTTTGTGCCGTTCCTGGGATGGTGATTGTCTTTGTCCATTCCGATGATCGTGATTGTGGTTCACGGATGTCGGCAATTGCCTTGTTGATTGAGATGTCAAAATCAGCAGACAAATCAACTGGGGTGTTGTTGACCAATAACCTGATCATATCCTTTGCGATTTGTCAGCGAATGAAAGAGTGATGTCCAATTCCAAGTTGAACATCCTATCTTGTACCGTCTTTTTCTGCTCGTAGTTGGCATTGTCAATGTTCACCGCATACAAAGTGCCGTCATACATATACACCACCGGAGATTCAATCAGGTCTTTCAGCCAAACCGATTCGGTGTCGTTTATCCAGTTGCTGAACAGTTTGATTTTTTGGCTTGTCTCTGTGTGATAATTGGTGCGAGTTCTTGCAGATGTTTGATATCCGTAGGTTGCACCGAGTGTGTATGGGTTCTGTTGGAATTGCTTCCGTGTGACTTCAAAATTGTCTCTTCTCACCATATTGAAACGGAAGGATTCAAAGCCTCCCAATCTGTTCATAAAGAAGATGTCAGTTGTTTCGTACTTACTGCATTCATCCTTTATGTTGAATCTGTATGTCTCGGATTTGGAAGTACCTCCAGCCTTCAACACCACATCAAAGAATGTCGCTGCACCAGGGATTGTCAACTGACTGCCCACGGGAATTCTCACGACCTTTGAAGATGGCAAAGAGAATGTTTGTGTGGATGTATCGGAGTAAGTAATCAAAACGCTTGTGGCATCTCCCTTCAAACAATAGAGCCAATCCTTTTGCGTTCTGTGGATGGTTCGTGTTCTCACATTGGTCAAGAACTTTGCGGATGTAGATGTGGCGAGATATTGCCCTTCAGCATAAGTCACCAAATCAAATGGGTTCAATGATGCGTTCCAAACCGTTCCAGTTGCTGAAGTCAAGTCAAGGTATTCGGTGATTGTTCCGGTTGCTGATGGTGAATACTCATAACCAAATTCAACCTCGTAATCGGTGAATGAGTTTACGCATCCGCTTGGTGATGAATCGGTGAACTCCCAATTGTTTGTCACATAAGATTCCAAGATTCGCCCAATGTTGAACACCCCTTTATTCGTACTTCCAAAATAGATGGGTGCTTTGAGTTTTGCCACGGTAGTTGATGCGACCTTGACATCAGCAATGAACTTGAAATTGTCCTTTGTGTAGATACCGCCTGAAGATTCCGTGATCACGAAGTTCGTGTCATTGAATGCTGGATGATAACTGTTGGGTTGTTGAGTGATAGATAATGCCACACACAAAAATAGCACTCGTTGGAATGCGTTCCAAATGTCCCTTATAGTACGCAAAAGCATATAATTTGTCCGATATATAACACATTATACTCAAACGCATATACTAATGACTGATATATGTGACATTCTCACAATTGCCATTAATCCTATAAATTGGCAATAATTTGGAATACTGCCGTAACAAATTTCCACTACTATTTGTTACCGATGGATACAATTTAGGACATTGCCATTAATACTGCTTGGTATTATACCGCTTGGTATTACAACATCTCGTGCAGACAAGCCACAACATAGGCATTGAATCCCTTTGTCGCTGCCTGTTCTATTCGCTTTTGTCTCTCCTTGGTTTTCTGCTTGTAGAATGCGATGGTGTTTAGGAACTCAATCAACGGCATTGTGAGAATCGCATCCCACTTTGTGCGGTCTCCTTTGACAATTCTGTCAACTAACTCCAACCAACCTATCGGACTTGCGTTATCTCCTTGTTCAACTTCTCCATCTCCTTGATCAAATAGGATTGGATAGTTTTCAATAACTCGGGATAAACTGCCGAAAAAAAAAGCGAGTAAGAATAGGGCAATGGCACAGTCATTGACAGAAACAAATCGCACTTATCCTGATAGTGTGCTTGAGCATCTTTGATGGTCTTTGACTTGCCAAAGAAATCCACTTCGTATGCAAGTAAAGCCATTATCTTGTGAAGGCTTTCAATCGTATCTCCGTTAAACACTTGCTGGAGTTCAATGAAGTGGTGTCCACAAATCTCGTTGGGTGTTTTTGCCAACCGGAAGTATCTGCCTTTGTGCTTGAACATAAATTGCACAGGTCTGTTTGGAAGCTCATTCAAGAACTCCAACTTCTTAAACTCTCTTGTAAGGTCATCAATCGGCATTGATTCTACCTTGTCCATTGACCAATGGTTAACGATGGCAAGTATGTTCATTGTCCGTTCAATGTTGGACATATCACGACAAGAGTGAATCTCTTGCAGTTGGTGGATGGTAATGTTGTTCCAGTTCATATCGTTTCAATTTGTAACGGTTTAAGCAAAATAAAATGTTCCCGGTCTGTTGTGTTTCTTACAGTCAACTGCCAAAGCCAAAGCCATCACGCAGTCATCGTGCAACCCTTGTGGTGCAGTATACCTTACACCCGTTCTTGTGTATTCAAATTCAAAGTTTTCCATCTCCGAGCCGATGGGTTCTTCAGGGAAATACACCTCCCTATTTTGTACGCTGATCACCAACCCTTCAATCAGTTGTTGTTTGCTCTGTGATGTGAACTTAAATCCTTTTATTCGGGGATGGCTTCGTTGCAATTGCTCAACGATAGGATCTCCAACACCGGTACTATCACAGAATGCTGGAGTTACCCCAATCAATGCCGTAATTCTTGCCAATGTTTGCGACCAATCCGCTTGGAATCTGTCAACATATGATACGCAATTATTCGCATCCAAACCAATAATAACCGTATAATCCGAATACTTTGCCAAATCCACACCCCAAGCAACAACACTTTTGTTAGTTACTGGCTTGTAACAACTACGAATCGCATCAATTCCAAATGGGTTTGTCTTGTCATCGGCTGGTTCTGCCAAATAGAGTTCATTGAAAACGTGAAGTGGCAAATCTCGTTTGGCTTGTTCAACCTCCTCAAATTTGAGAATCCCTTCCTTGACCGCATCATATGCAGTTATCTTGAAATATTTGTAGTCACTTTCTCCGCTTCTCGCCCTTTCCCCTAACTTATAGAACCAATTCTTTTTCCCTTTGACATTCCCAATCAGTTTGCACTTGCCTTGTGTAGCAGTTAGGGTTGAACGCATAGCATACCACGATTCCTCACGCATACGAGATGCCTCATCTATCACGGCAGCGTAGACATCATCCCCATAAAGGTTGTCGGGTTTCTCGCCTGATTTGAATTCTATCCTTGCACCTGTTGGAAGAGTGAGTAAAAGTTTGGTTTCATTACTGATAAAGAAGTTCTTGTCCGTGACTTGTGACTTCATCCTTCGGAATGCTATTTCCGCTTGTTGGTATACCGGTGCAACCCACCAAACCGATTGATTGTCCTTGCATTTTAACGCTTGTTCAAATAACCAAATGATGTGAGATGCCGTCTTACCCGTCTTTGTACTCGCAGCAGTAATGGTAAAACGAGCATCACAATCAAGGATGTCTTTTTGATAACTCGTGACATATGGTCTTTGATAGGTTATTTGCATAAACTTTGGTAAACACTCAATCGTGTTAGGTTGTGCAGTTCAAGGTTATGGTATGTCTCACAATAGATGCGATTTGATTCGCCCATTGACCGTCTCACAGAATGACCAGCATCAATCAATTTCTCAATGGATGCCTTCCAGTTGTTTTGAGTTGCGAAGATCACACCATCGTTTCCCGTGTGGTACAAGTATGGATAGACCGCTGAACAGATGATTGGGATAGAATAGGCTGCGGCTTCCACAATCTTCAACTCCGATTTGCAGTTGTTGAAGTGGTTGTCCTGAAGTGGTGCAAGTACGAAATCAAAGTGCTTGTATACCTCACCGTATTCAAATACAGATGTTCCTTGAACGATGTTGGCTTTGGGAATCAGTTTGACAATGTTGTTCCAATGATCACTCGGAGTGTATCCGCAAATGTAGAAATCCACATCCATTGAATTGATGTCATCAGCAATGAGCTTTAAATCCTCCTCGTGTGTGATTCCACCAACCCATCCTATTTTTACTCTCTCGTTTTTCTCCTTTGGTTGCTTCCATTGGTTGTGAGATGTATCCAAGCAGTTTGGCACAATGTAGACATTCTCATTGATTGTCCTCACTTCATTGGCGAGTTTTTGAGTGGTGCAGAATACCGCATCCGCATAGTTGATGGCATCCTTGATGGAGTTCTTTATGCCTTTGCGATAAGCCCAATATGCTGGGTTGTATTTTGGAAGTACCCAATAGTCATCCACATCAATCACATAAGGCTTCCCGGCATCCGTGATGCGTTTCAAGACATCGTACTGGTTCTTTCCAAGCCATCGTGAGAAGACAATCACATCGTAGGGTGCAAGGTCAACCGTCATCCATTCGGCTTGTGATTGGCAAACATCAACCACCGCTTCTCCGTTTATCTGCATTCTCAAATGTGGTGCGTAGATGCGATGGTAAACCACACCATTGATTCCGTCTGTTAGTATTAAAAGTTTCATAGGGTATTAAGTAAAAAGTTAAAGCCTTGATTGGTGACATAGTCAAAGCCATTGTTGACAGGGATAACATTCGGTGAGTGAACGCATACTTCAAGCAATCGTTTTACCTTCATCTGCTCTGCGATTGCGTAGGTGCTTGACTGATTCCCAATGAACGCCTTGCAACTGCCAACAATGGTTGCCAACATCAAAGCATCCTGACATTTCAATAGTTCACAATCCAACTGCCATCTCTCCGTGAATGCGATGTATTCGGATTCGTATCCAAAGAAAACGCACTTGTGTTCCTTGAGTGGGAAATAGTTGATGTCGTGATTGCGATAACGAGCAGAGAAGTTCAAAAGAATCTTGTCGGCAAAGTATGGAATCGGTTCACTCGCTTCAATGCATGGTTCGTGAAGGTCTGTTATCAATTCAGGATAGAGAAGAAAGTGATTGCGTCTCAAATCACCAGCAGCGAGATTTAATCCCTGATGCCTGAACTTGTCAAAGTCATAACCCATATCAATGTGCGTGTGCATCTCGACCTTTCTAATGTACGACTGATGCTCAAGCAATGGTTTGATATATTCGTATGAGTTTAAGTTCATACAGTATCCACCGCTTGGATGACCGGAAACAGTATTCTGCTCACGGAATCCGATGTGGAAATCTACCGCACCGTGTAACTCTGCAACTCGCTTGGTTGCCGTGAGTGAATAGATTAAATCACCAAGATGTCCGGATTGAATTACTCTCATAGTTCTTGCAGTTGTTTTTTTACACCAACGAAGAAAATTATCTCATTCCTATTTTGCCACGAGTGATACGACAAGGCTTCCAGTATTTCATCAATGCAAATCAACGCACAATCTCTTGTGGTTAATCCGTTGCCAAAACTCTCCTTGAGTTGGAATGCTTTCTCTTCAGGTGTCATTCGTTTGGTGTTACTGGGATAGGCATCCAATATGCCACATCAATAATTGCATTGGTGTACTCATCAACCCATAGGTCATCGAAGTACCTTGCCAAAGTTATTCTCGCATCCGTAGTGTAAACGACTTGGATGTCTTCATCTTGTGGTGGGAGTTTGTCATCACCTCTCCAACTTGCTCTCATCTAAATTCAAAGTTATTGTGAAATTTTTACTTTCTATCGTTTGGTCGATTGTTTCTTTTGGTTTGCCTTGTGATCGTGTCAACAACATCTCCAAGTTGAACAAGGAGTTCTTGTCGTGACCTTTCAGCAATGCACCGGCAATCGTGCGTTCCATTATCGTGTATTCATCCCCACGATCTATCTTCTCCAGTTCCTTTCGTGATAACGACAACATAGACAACATCGTGTCTTCAACTTGGGATTTGGTGTATCCAATCTCCTTCATTTGTGTGATGAGTTTCTGCGGTCTCCCCTGCAGATTTATCCTTTCATCTCCACCTTTTTTGAATGGTTTCAAGTTCTGTTCATTTGCCATTGCTCTCGTTGTTATTTCGTTGTTATTTTACCATTGACAATCTTTGCTCGTGAATGGATTTCAACCACTCCTTGTATTGTTTCTTATCTCCAAACTTGATGTGATCCTCACGACATAACGCCATCAGGTTGTCAATCGCATCGGCTTCTTTACTCCCTCCGATTCCTCTCGCTTCAATGTGATGGATGTCCACGGCAGTTTTGCCACACACCTCACAAGGGATGAAGTCACTTATGTCATAACCGAAATGATTGAGATAGTGCATTGTGTGTTTCTTCATATCTCCAAATTGTACTCATTCAGCAGTTGATGCAGTTTGTCTCTTGTCTCTTGCAATGCTTTGTAAGTATCCTCGCTTTGGTTATCCGGTGCATACTTAATCAATCCTCTCAAGTGCTGGTCTAAATAGTAAGCAACCAACGAGAATTTGTATCCGTTGACTGCCATATCAAACTCTGCTCTTTCTTCAGTTAAATCAAACTCAAGGATTGCTTTCATTCTTTCTCCTCCTCTTTGGTTTATGCTCATCATCGGCAAGTTGTGCTTTGGTGATGGCTTCTTGTTGTTGGTTAGCCCATATCAAAAGTGAGTGCAATGCTTCGGTGACACAAGTACTGCAATTAGGCAAGTTCCTTCCGAAGATTTCACGGTGGACATTGTTCAGGATTGCCCCTTGTTCTGGTGATGGTGCAAATACTTGTGTTTTCTTCCAGTTGTCGTACAACGGTTGGAGTGATAGTATAAATTCAATGTTGCTCATAGTTTCTCAATTTCTTTTTTTACTTCTAACAAAAACTCGTATATCTCCCCATCAGGAATAAACCAAGAAACTTTTAACATTTCACTAACTGCAATCAATGCACATTGAATGCCTTCGTTTCTCTGTTGCAATCCAACAACGGTGAATTTGTCAACGAGTTCTTTGGCTTTCTCTTTTGGTGTCATAGTTTGGTTTCTAATAGTGCGACAATCACAGTTGCGATGGATGCGTAAAGTATCCCCACCCAACCGTAGGTGTACAAGAAAAAGGACAAGCCCAACCACCAAGACAAGCAGAAAGCACAGTCAATGGGTTTCATTCGCTTCCATTTGGAATAGTCACTACCGTAGAGATAGCGTTTTAATAGATCGGCTGGTTTGCCAAAGTTTACGATGATGATTGCTAAACAAGCAATCCCAATTATTTCTGTGTGCATCGGTCTTTCATTAGTTTAATTACTCTCAACACTTCACGAACGGATATGTCGGTCTTTCTATGGATTGCCCTTGCAGACATTCCTGAACACCATAGTTTAAAAAGTTCTCGTTCATAGAAATATGCTGATTCTGTTACTTGGTTTATTTTGTTGATTCTTTCAAGTTCGATTCCTTCGGCTTGTTCCCTCTCATCCAGTAAGTCAATCTCTTCAGCGAAGTCAAGCTCGTACACATCGTGTTGATCATATATTCTTGATTCGCCAAAGGGATGCCTGTTGCCGTTGATACAAAGGTATAAAAGACGGATTGACCAAAATTGGATGTATCCGTCTCTGTATATTTTTTCGATTTGTTCATCAGGTTTCTCAAGTATTGTCAAAAAGTAAAATTGATACAACTCCCTTGCCAACTCATTGTTTTTTGCAATGTTCTTGGTTGCTTTCCTCAACCAATCGGCTTTGGATAGTTCCAATATGATGTCGGCTTTATTCAATTTTTCTTTTCAATAATGCAAATATAACCATCTTTTTCGTATTTTTTTTGACATCT